TCTTGGAATTTGACCACGTTGATATGCAAAACCTGTAGCTTCTATAGGAAATCTTTGATAAGAATTACCAGCCCATACTATTAGACCATTCGCATTTAAGTTGCTGCCAGAATGAAATCTATATATCGTTGTCGCACCATGTAAAGAGTTATCTAGCTGTAACGTAAAAAGTTCGACAATTGCAGAGGGATTTATTTTTTGAACTTCACTAAATACAGGGTCAGTACTCATGGTTCAAATACCTCTCGAAATGTTGTCTGTATTGTTGCTCTATTTAAATATGGAATTGATTTAGTCCATGTTTCGCAAACAAATTTAGAAGAACTAGCTTCTCCTGGTGGTTGAAAGTCAAAGCTGTCACTATCATTTGCTCTTGCATCTAAGAATGTTTCGATAGTATCTGCATCTGTTTCTGATACTTCAAAAGTAAAATTAAAAACTTTTGGATTTTGATGCTGTGCTAATCCAAATAAAATTCTATGCTCATAACCATCAGCAAAGCGAACTATTCTAGTATTAGGTGCTGATCTTTTTTGCTGTCCGTAGGTTGGAGTAATTGAAGGAAACGTAGCCATTATGCAAGCAAACCTCCAGGTCTTTTTTGTTGTATTAATTCAGATTGTACTGCAACTGATATAAGTCGACCAAGTTCTCTGCCTCTATCTTCACTTCCTTGAACAGAAGAACCAGAAGCATCTACATTTACAACAACAGTTGTTGAACCTCCCGCTAATTCATGGTTTGGAGTAACTCTACCTGTAACTCCTGGAGTAAATAATTCTGGGCCACGTTCTCCAACAATATAAGATTTATTAGGTTTAGTAACACCACCATCTGCAAAAAATCCACCAATTCCAGGAATTGCTCTAAGTAAAGAAGTCGCTCCAAAATCAATTAACTGTCTGCGAATAGATCCGAATACACTACTTGCTACTTCGCCTAGTGTCATTGTTCCTGTTATTGCACCATCTATAGCATCAACAAGACCTGATTGAACTGTATCAGCAATTCCGCTATATAAAGCATCTATTCTTTTAAGTTCTTCTTGTAAACGTAAAGCATTTTCGTATTGTTTTCTTTCTTCTTTATCTATCTCTTTATCAAATTCAAGAGCTTTTCTATCAAATTCTCTAAGTTTTTCTTGAATTTCAGCTTCACGACCACCTAAAGTTATAGCTTCATTTAAAAATTGATTTTGTTTTTCTACAGATCGAGTAATTTCATCATATTGATCAGCCCTTAACTGTTCTTTTTCTAAAATTTTGCCAACATCGGCTAATTCTTCCTTTCTAGCATCTATTCGTGCTTGTATATCTGCCTTTTTCTTTGACGCTCTTTTAACTCCTTGTGCTCCTTTTCCTCTTCCTACTCCTGCTAATTCTGATTCTAGTTCTTTTAATATTGGATCTGTTTCTGCACCACCTATTTTTGCAAGCCTTTCTGTCTCTTTTGCTTGTGAACCTGTAACTGTACCAGCAGCTTTAGCTAACATCGTAAACAATGGAGCTAGAGCAGCTTGCATTTTTGTCATAGCTAGCTTGAAACTATTACCAAGAGAACGTGTTGCTTCTGAAAATTCTTTTAAATTCTTTACTCCTTTTTCTCCTATTGCTTCATTCATTCGTTCTGTTACTAAAGCTAATGCAACCATCTTGCCTTGAGATTTTTCTATAAGTTTTATTCTTTCCGCTTCTGCTGTTCCATTTAAACCTAATGCAACTGTGGCTTGTTCTATATTTGGATTTAATTCATTAAAAGCACCAGCTAATGTATTTATACCTTCAAAAAAAGTAGTTATTTGCTGAAGAACAGCAGTAGCAACAAGACCTCCTGCAAAGCCTCCCATTTTGCCACCTGCTTTAGTTCCTATAAAACCACCAGCAAAACCAGCAGCACCACCAGCTATTCCTTGTCCAAATAACAATGGGAACGCACCAGAGATTAATCCGCTTGTAAAAGCTGCTTTATTTCCTTTGGGGTTTTCTCCGCCAAAACCACCTCTACCAAATCCTCCTCCCATTCGATTTGAAAGGTCTATATTTTTCTTTTTCATTTTTGTATTTTCCATTATCGCAGTTGTCTCGAGGTCTATATCTTTAATCTGCTTTGCTGCTGCTGTTGCTGCTGCTTTTTGTGCTTTTGTTCCAAGTTTTAGATTATTAGCATATTCTTGTAATGCGTCTGCTGCTGCCATTTGCTGATTAGCAGTTTTACCAAAAGCTCCTCTAGATTTATTTACAGTTTTGACAAGAGCTTCCATATCTTGTCTATATTGTTTTATTGTTTTACGACCACCTTTTCCTCCTGCACCCCCTGTATTACGGGGATTCATTATGTCTACAAAGCGAATACTATCTACACTTTTTGTTAATTCTTTTACTTTTGCGTTTAACCTATCAAGACCAGATTGACCTTTTACTCTTAAATTTATATTTACACCGTAATCGGCCACGATAAAACCAAAACTTTATTTTAGTGTACCGCTTTTAGCGTTTTCTTGCTTGTGATTTATTCTTTGCATTTTGTATGGCTTTTTCTTCGTACTCTCTTTTTAATTCGTAATAAGCCAACCAGTTTACATATTCTTCTTTAGTCAATTTATTTACAAGTTCTTGGACTGTCATTTTTAATTCAGTTGCCAAGAAAAATATAAAATACCAATCGTTTCTAGCTTTTTAAATCTGCCTTCGCTTCCTCCACTTTATATTCATCACCAGAACCTAACATCGCAAGCTGAATTTCTTGTAAAGTTCCTGCATTTACTTCTCTTCTTAAAGATGCCTTATGACCATCTTGGAATAATCGGTTTCCATTCTTATCTAATGCTTTTGTAATCATCAGATTCAGAGCAAAATCTTCATTTGATCCACCTTCTCCAGACCTTGCAACGATTGATTCTCTCTCTGCAATAGTTAATGGATTCCAATATATTTCTAAAATTGTTTCATCTCCATCTTTTAACTCATACAAATATTTTTGGCTTACACCAAATTTGTTCTTGAGAAGTTCTATTGCTTCCATAAATTTATTAGATTGCTATTCTATTATACTAGGCGTTTGCTGAAAATTGACAAGATATTATTCCAATGAAATGACTTCTATCCTCTATTTCCAATGGAGTTGGACCATTTATATCTAATACTCTAGGTTTACAACTAAAAGTATCAACATAAGTTGAAGTGTTTACTGAAGTTAATCCATCAATAACTGATTCACATATTTTAGACAGAGTTGCAGTGCCTTTGGACTTTGGAACGTAAACATTGCACTGAATAACACCAGCATAATAATCCGAAGCTGCACCTTGATTTTGCTGTGTTGACTGAGTAAAGTTTAAACTCATCAAAATATATTTCTTGGTTTTTCCTGGAGTTGTAAAATGCACATTGTCATAAACCATTGTAACAGTAGGATCAACGTCTAAAACCTTGTCTGTCACTGCTTTTTCAAATGCTGCTCTAGTATTTACTAAGGTCATGCTTCAAATCCTGTATATGTAGTACCTGCTCTCTTGTCAGATAATTTTCCTCCTATAAATATTTTACCTTTATCTGACATATTTTCTTTAATTAAACGACCTAATTGACCTTGAACAAAATCTTGGATTTCTCCAGTTTCTAAAACATATTGAGAGTAATTAGCTTTATTACCAATAAATACCCCTTTTCTATAATTAAATATTCTCTCGCCTTCACCTACAGGAAATCTAGGCTGAACCACTGGAGCATCTGGTTTTCTACTTTCTCTTGTCAATTTAAACCCTTCAAAAACTTCCTGTTTTATTGATGCCCAGGGTTGGTAATCCATTATGTTATGTGTAGCTGAAACAGGAGTATTTGATGCTTTCCAGCTAGAAGCAAAAAATCCTGTCCATACTGGCATATTTTTTTCACTCGATAATTCACTGTGAACATCTTTTACAAGATTATTAAAATCTCTACTAATTTTTTTGTTTAAATCTTGTGGTAATTCTTTTAAACTTCTGACTGCCATTAGAACCGCACCAAAACAGTAAATAAATAAACTTGTCCGCCTTTCTTTGTGTCGATATTAACTATCTGTGTAACTCTATTAGATCCACCAAAACTTAATGTAATTTCATCATCCATTTCTACTTGATTATCTCCAATAAGATCAGGTGTTATATATAACTTTGCTAATCTCATTTCCTGACCAGTTTCTTCTTCTGCTTTGACAAAAGATACTGGAACTTTTATATCTGAATATGTAGTATCTACTGTAACTTGTTCTCCAGTATCTAAGTTATAACTGCTTGTTCCTTTCTTTACATAAGTAATAGTGTGGTCAAAAGAATCACCTAAAGTTGCAACAACACTTTTAGCAACACTTTTAAATAAGCTATCTAATTGACCTGCCATTATCCTCTAACTACTCTCATCTGAAAAGCTCCTGCTCCACCTAGCATATATGCTCCAAGATAACTTTGTAACCACGGGTAAACATCTAAAATATTATTTATAGAACCAGTTCCCTGACTTTCAGTATTATATTTAACTCTAAGA